ACCAGCCAGACTTCTTCAGGTGCTTCAGCGATATCGCTAGCGTCATATTTATGCAGCTCAATATGCGGAGTAACTAACTTGCAACCTGAGCAAATAAATGGATGAGCGTCTGACCTCATTTTTGAAAGACCCAATGCCCATCTGAACCAACTCTCATCCATTTAGCAGGATGGCCAGACTTAGGTGTCGGGCAGACCCAACCCCTATATTCTTTGCCTTCCTTTGTGCCAGTCTTTAACACCATTGGCCCATCGCCACCAGAGCAAAGCGGAATCTCATCAATTATCTCTGCACCAAATTCTTTAGTTATCTGCGCAACATCCCAGACAATTGGCTCAGGATCATTAGGCCGTTGCTCTTTTATAAATTCCGCAAGCGCTGGCTTAGTCGTTTCAATTGGCTTCTTTGGCCCTTGATTGACCTTCGCAAAGTAGCCAGCGAGGTTAAGTGCTCGTCCCAGAGATCCAGTCTCTGCAAGCTCGAGAGCGTATTGCTTTGACTTAGACTCAGAGGATAAACCCGTTGTCCAAGGATTAGCGTCAGCTTCAGTCCGATATAACTCAGTTTTAATAATATAAACATCGCAAGTATTGACAAGCGACTCTGCCAATATATGAGTTTTAATTCTGTAGTCTGGGTAAGCATTTATAAACTCCTTTAATCTATCTTGGACACTTACATAATCATCAAGGTAATTCGACATCTAACTTCTCTCTTCCTGCGAAATCATTTATCGCATCTTCTAGCTGTTCTTTTAATGAATAAAATGTGCCATCTGGCCAGTTCTGAACATCATCGGCGCAAGGCTGGCAATAGAACCTAACCTGCGCTTTTCGAAGCGGTGTCTCGCTTTGGACTTTCCAGACTGCTGGTGTTGTAGCTCTTAAATCCCAGCCATTCTTATTTTGTCCCCAGCGATACTTGCAGTAGTCGCAGTATTGATTGCTATTATGATTGCGAGTCAGACTCAATGTCGTCCCAATCTTCTGGACTCGAAAATCGTAATCGACCCAAGATAGCGGCATATCCGATGAGATCGAGATACGAATCTTCGCGCTCTGGACTCTCCACCATTCTTGAGAGTTTGGTCGCGATAGCAATAAGCGCCAAGTCAGCTGGGTCTCGGAGCTGAATACCGAGTGCTTTACTGATTTTGAAAATGCGTAATAGATTGTGCCTCGGGTCGCCATACTCGATGCCCCTGTCGAATAGTGTGTCTCCAGCACTTTCGAGCCATTCATTTAATGATTTCTGTGTATCGGACACTTGCTCTCCCTCTCTTATATCCTTCATTAAAGGCTTTAGCTTTGGCTGAACTCCAAAGAGCCCATAAGTAAAGGCCGAAGAATGGAACGCCGATTGTTATTGCAAAGACTTGCGTATCAGATAAATTAGGAAACATCTGCACTCACCCCATATTTATCAAGCCAATATGCAGAGATTTCAGCTTTGGATAAACGGCCTCTAAGCTGCTTCTTACCCATCCGCTCTTTAGCAAATCTTCTTATTATTGATCCCTTAACCCAATTTGTCTCATCAGTCCAAGCCCCTGCTTGAGAATCAAATCGAATTAGAGCTACTTTATTTATCATTTTGCTCCCGTTCTGTAATCCCTAAATGGATTTACGGGCTAAATGTATTTGGTCAAATCTATTTAGACAAGCAATAGCTCGGCGAGTCGGATATCAAAGAAGCCGCATAGCCTCTCGGAATGGGCTTTGTTGCTAAAATCGGTTGTAATCGGAAGGCTCTTCAAAACCCACTCAGGCTCTATTAGAGCCCCTAAGTCAAACTGGTAGATGCCCTTAGGTGTCGCATTGATATAAAGGGTCTTAGCGCCCGTCCTAGCCCTTATATCGGCCAGATAATCCCACTTCTTCTTCTCAATCAATAAGCGGTCGTAATGCGTTCTACGACATTTAAGCTCAATATAGCTATCACTGGTAATGCCATCTGCTCGGTCGGTCGCTGATAAGGGCGTCAAGTCTGGGTAAAGCGACTTGAGAGCCTCGAATAACTCGACTTCTCTAAAGTAGATTAGTTATCTTCCTCGCCATCTTCCCAACCAATTTTCTTTATTGGGTCATCGGCTGGCACTATCCAATCAGGATAAGAGCTACGATCCATAGCAAAGGCCAGAGAAGTGCCTTCATCCATACCAGCTCTGCGACAAGCTTTATAAACTTCATTGGCAGCAATAGCCCAGAAATCAAGCTTTGTTAGCGGTGTCTCTTTAGTAGTCCTTCGTCTTTTAGGACGCTTGACTGGCTTCTTACTTACCCGCTTTCGCGTTGCCATTTCTGACTCCCTTCGCTAGCGCCAATTCTAGCTGAGACTCCATTTTATCAAGGCGCGACACTATTGGAATATTCTCCAATTTAATTATGTATCGAAGCCCAGCAATCAGTAAGGCTATTGATCCTAGGACTGAGGCTACTAAGGTAGCCAATTCAGCCGCTGGCATTAACGGACTTTGCCGTAACGCTCATAATTTGGATTCAGCCAGTTGATGATGCTAGGCAAGACTGATACTAGAGCTGCATTTGCAATGGCAGCAGGGTCTAATCCCACCGCTAGATAAGTCGCTAATGCTGCTGCTAGGAACGCTTTCGCCCAGCTTTCGGCGGCTTTTTTTAGGTCTCTCATTAGTGTCTCCTTCGAGTTCGTAATAACTGCCATCTTTGTCTCCCAAAGTTGTAAAAGAAATATGAAAATGTGAGCGGTGAGGATTAGCCCCATTATATCTACGCCGCTTCCAACCGAGTATCGGGCTCATAATCTTGCCATCGTAAATTATATATTTGATGCGCTTATCGCCCTTCTTAGCGCACTTACGAATTTTCTCAACCAAGGCATAAGCTTCTTCTTTATGTGCCGATAGGTCAGAATCAATATCTATAGCTCTAACGATTCCTTCTCTTGGTATATGGTCAGAAGTGCCTTTAGAGAGATGGCGCGAATCCGCAATCCAGCCATCAGACTTACGATCCCTATCAGGATAATCGTCATCAATCTGCTCGCGTAACTGAACACCCGCTGCACATAGTCTTGTCATTGTGTCTATAGATTGTGCTAGCCCAATAGAGCTTGGGCTTCTTCAGGTGTAAGACCTAGCTTGGTCAATACTGCCTGTCGCGCTGCTTCTTTTGCTTCAACCTCGGCTTTTCTACGATTTTGCTCTGCACTAACTCTTTCGGCAGCAGCAATTTCATCTTCTGTCATTTCTCTAGTTATAATTTCGCCAGTTTCAACATTATGTATTGTTTTTAACATTATTTTACTCCAAAAAGAAAATAAGTGCCTTGAGTTAATGTAGGTGATCCACTTCCAAAGATATCAATTTCGGTGACTGCGGCAGTTCCAGAAGTCATTGCTGTCATTGAGAAACCAACTTTCTGAACGCTTGCACCATTGACAGAATAACCATAACCAGCACATAGTTTGTGAGTATTTGTGTTGGCATAGTCAAAAATTTGTAACATTGCAAAAGAGTTTTTATCTGAGTTATCATTTTCTGCGACCCCAATATAACCAGAACTATTTCCTAAATCGGTTGTTACAGTGCTATCTCCAGTTCTAATAAACATATTTTGATAGCTGGCACTGGTGACATTATTTAATTGGATAAAAAGATTATTATCTGTTCCCATATACCAGTCCTGTATGACTAGTCTTAAATCTTTGTAATCGGTGCTAATACTTGCTAACTGAAGATTTGTCCCGCTAAATGAACCAGTAGCTAGTTGAGTCATTGATCCACCAGGAGCACTCCAAGTAAAGTCCAAATTTGTAGCTGATGCTTTGGCTAAAACTTGGCCTGTTGTGCCGCCGTTTAAATCAAGAAATGAAGTATCGATTCCATTTCCTAAAGTGCGAATGGCCAGCGCGCCATCCTTTACTAAATCTGTGTCAGCTGGGGTTGTCCAGCCAAAATTACTTGTCGTTGGCATTTAGTCTCCTATGCAACTATTGTAGCGTTGAGCCAGTCCAAAGTAGGGCTTATTGTATTGTAAGTCTCAGTCACAGGGACAGAGGTCCATCTGAACGCCTGAAGGCTAAAAGCTATAGGCGAAACATTTAGAGTAAGGTTGAGCTGATTAAGGCTGGCCGTCCAAGTCCAACCTTCCACAAATCCCTGAAATTGGCCACCCACCATATTAGCTGGCAAATTGACTATATCAAGCGGTTGGCCCATAAACACACCAAGAAGGTTATCTCGGTCTGAATTATCTATTTCATCGCTAGCTATTGGAAAAGTTATTTCGCTTAATTGAAATTGAGGATAGGCGCGTATCAGTAGATAAAACGCCGCCTGATCTTCTGCATCACCTACATTGCGAAGTGTTGTGGATATTGTTGCAGCAAGAATCCCATATTCAGAAATTGAATCTGGGTCTTCATCGGTAATTTCAGAATTAGAAGTCCCATACCCAATAGTTATTGAGTTTCTAATATCTCCAGCCCTTTTAATTATCGAAAGGCCAGGCCCAATTGCGTGAGCACCATCCAAATCAATATACCCATTTGCGGATAGATATTCACTTCTATGAGTTGAGTCCGCGTAACCTATACGGCCTTGCGAATCTTCGTATAAATAACCAAGTCCGCTATTGGCAAATCGAGAGGCAAGATTATAAAATGTGTCGTTTATGTTATTTTCAGAATGTAATTCGTAATCACCAGG